ACTCCGGTTGACGAAGTAGTACCAGCAGAAAATCTGTTCGGCCCACAGTTTAAAGGTGTCGAGAAGATGGAGATCGCTGCCGTCGGTGAGTGTAAGTTCCTTCTCGCAGTAGAGAACGAATCCCTCTACCGGATCGGCATCGTAGTAGATGTTCGGGTTGGCGATGAGTGCGTCAATCCGATTCATCTCCAGAGAGACTTCCTGGTTGACAGGAATATCGCCTCGAATCACCGCGGCACGGAAGAGTCCGTAGTAATGCGGTGTTGCTGTGTTGGACAAAGCCATCGTCAGCCCTCCCTTCTACTACTGAGTCATTCGCCGGACGAGAACACCTGCACCTGCGGCGGCAGCGGGGCCTGCTCCACCGGTCGCGTAACCGAATCCGGCAGCAGCAGCCGTCTTGAGACCGGTCTTGACCATCTTGCCCGAGTCGGTTTCGAGGAACTTCCGGACTTGATCGTAGGTCTGGGCCATACCCAGGTACTTCTTGACCTGATCGTGCCCTCGGTCCATTCGCGACTTACCCGGAGGACTGGACATCGTCTGGTTGTACCGACGCTCCAGATCGACACGCTCGAGGAACTGACGCATCTCCTGGTTACTAAGAGATCCGGTCCCCTTGGTTTCGATCTTGTTGTGCAGTCGGTTGACGTTCTTCGCGTCTTCCGACAACTGAGGCTTCGGAGAGCTCTTCGAGCGAGCGAGTTGAGCCTCACTACGTCGGACGCCCCACTTCATGCCCTTGATGCCGTAGTGGATCAAGCTGGCTTCCATGGCGGAGCGGCCTCGAGCCTGAGACATAGCTACCTCCATGTCGTACTCTCCGTGTTCGAGCTGAAAGGTGGGTCCTGCGTAGTCGTCGACCCACATGGCGATTCGATCGAAACCCACAGACCAGAACTGCTCTTGGCCGTCCGACTTCTTTGCAGGATTCTCCGGGTAACCTAGTGTCAGATGCGGGGTCCACTCGGGGAATTGTTCCGTCGAGAGGTATGCCTGCGAGATGAGGTCGTACGAGAGAAGTCTCGAACGAAAACCCTCGACGACCTTGGTCCACTTCTGATCGAAGAACAGCACGTCTGCCTTGTGTTCTCCGAGTTCGCCTCGACGCTTGACGTCGAGAAAGAACGGAGGGAGTGTGGACGATGCGTGTTCGACGTACTCCATGATGAGCTTCATCTGAGTAGCGTCGAAGTCGTTCTCACCCAGGTAGAGAAGGGTCAAGTGAGGTTCTTTCTCACTTGAAACTTTTCGAACAGGATCATGCTCGGAGGGGAGAGCAACAATCACTAGCTGGTTACGGGAAGCGTTGGGTCGGTCCATGATTCCTCCTCCCTCTGGACGTTCAGACGCCACTCGAACTCGGCGATCTGATTCTTCATCGCATCGATGGCATATGACGTGCTCGGAGGATCGAACAGAAGACGAACCCTCAGGTACAGGTACGTCTTGACGAGATTCAGCCGGGGGTCGGTACCGATGAAGGTGTCCCACGTAGCCGTGTCGTCTTCGATCATGTAGCCGTTGACGGGTCCGATCCCGACTTGGTCGAGTACGGCCAGCACCGAGTTGATGTGAGTGACGATGTCGACATCGAACGACGTATCAGCCTCACCGATACCCAGAATCTTCTTGGTGCTTTTGAGTATGCTTGGTTCCACGTGAGACACCTCCTCTCATTTTGACGGTTTCGTCAGGACCGGCGGTTGACCTCGGCCTGAACGGCGTTGTAGTTGTACCCGGCACGGGTGAGCCTGCTCTTGCGGACTTCGCCGTCACCCCAGTCACCTCGCATGACCTGAGTAGCGACTTGACTGATGGTCAGCTTGGGCTTGTTCTCGCCCTTGGGCGTCAGAAGGCGGTTGACTTCCTTCTGAACGGTGTTGGAGTTGTAACCCATGCGAGTCAGCTTCTCGACACGAGCGGCACCGTCGCCGTGCTTGCCCGCGATGACCTCGCTGGCGATCTGGCTGATCGTCTTCCGGACCGGCGGGTCACCGGCGATCTGGCGGTTGACCTCACGCTGGACTTCCGCCGGGTCGTAGCCCTCGGAGCGAAGCTTCTGGGTGCGGGTGTAGCCGTTGCCGTACTTGCCCGCGCGAACGTCCTGAGCGACCTCAGAGAGCGACTTCTTCTCGGGGGTCGGATCGACGGGATCGTTCTCCGAACCGGGCTTCTGGTACGTGCCGGTGAAGAAGAGGGCGTGAACGTGGTCCTTGTGGTTCTCGGTGACACTGCCTCGGTCGGCCATCTGGCGAACGACGCCAGGCTGGGTGACGGTCGAGGTGATCTTCTGGTACCAGATGACGTGCTGGAGCCGGAGTCGCTTGCGGTTGGTCCAGATGTAGTTCCGGATCCAGTCGCCCGCCGCCTTGTTGCGGACCATGAAGTCGAGGGCCCGGCCGCTGTGGTGCTCGGTGTTGTTGGCGTTGCCGTCGTAGCCCCACATGAACCAGACGTCGTGTCCGGCCTTCTGCGCTGCGTCGAAGATCTCCTTGGCCCTCGACTTGGTGGGGCCGGTGACCTTGCCGAGCTTGGAGCTGGCGTGTGCGAAGGTGGTCATGCCTGGTCCTCGTCCTTCTCCTCGGCCTCGTAGTCAGCCTCGGCTTCGTTGGGCATGTCGGCGTCGTCACCCCGGTCCTCGACGGGCGGGCACGGAGCACCCTCGGTCTTCTCGTCCTTCTTCTCGGTCATTGGTTCTCCTGTTACCAGAGTTTCGTGTCGCCAGGCCGACGGTCGACGGGTAGCTGTGGGAGTAGCTTCTCATCGCCGTAGTGAATGGCATTGTGGGTTCGGTGTGCGACAGTGATCAGGTTGTTGGGGTCGAGAAGACAGTCATCACCGGCTTCTAGTTGCTCGAGTGTGATGGGATTCAGATGATGGATGTAGAGACCTCTGTGGATCTCGTAGCCCTCGATTCCTAGATCACAGCCGTTGTCTCGAACGATGATCTGATCTCGAGTCTGTCGCCATTCCCGAGATGTGTAGAAGCCTTGGTTCACCCAGCGATCGAACCCGAAGGTCGATTGGCCGACGTTCCCCCTCAAAGCGAGGTAACGGAAGCGTTCGATGAACGTTCCGTACTGTCTCAGCTCTGAGTAACTCCTACTCATTTTGATCGTCAGCCGTTGAGTGTCCGCCGTAAGCACGCATTGCTTGGATGGCGTTGACGTACATCTCTTCGATCCGCTTCTGTCCCTCGTACGCCTCGCGCTTGACTTGAAGAAGTTCGTTCTCGTGACGGAGACGCTCTTGTTCGAGGACTTCTCGGCTGGATCCAAGCTTTAGGTAGTGCGTGATGACCTGAGCCGACGCTGTACCGTCTTCAAGCTGTTGTTCGGCGAGCCTCATGGCCTTGGCGACCATCTGACTCTCACGACCCTGTGGAGTTGTGGCTGGTCTGCCTCGACTTGGACGGGGTTCCTGACCACTTTGTCGGCGTGCTGGCACAGTTCTCAACTCCTTCCAGTCAGGTTCATGACAAGAAAACTTAGGTTAGGGGTGGATGGGTCAAAGGGAAGGAGGGGAGAGTTCATAAGAACCTTCCTTGTTGGGCACATGTTGGCCCATGCCACACGTATGTACAAGGAAGGTTCGTATCAACTCTCCCCCGGAGAATCCCAGGGGGCAAAAAGTTTCTACAAAAAGTCCCGCCGGGGGAAAAATATGGAGGCGGGCGATGCAGAGGGGGGTCTATTTTGCGAGACCCCTCCCCCCTACCTTGATCAGATAGGCAAAAAGGGAGAGAACCTGTAGATGGAGTGGTCCGAGGTCAGTTGTGGGAAGCATCCAAGTAGTCGGGGGGACAACCACAGGGATGGGGCAACTGACCTCGGACCGGTCATTGTGTTGCTAAGTGTCAGACTTCGACGGCTCGGCAACCTTGATGTGAACGCCCGATACGTTCTGTTCCACGATCTCGTCTATAGCATCGTTGATCGCTTGCTGTTCGAGGTCGTGAGTAAGATCGTCAGACGTTCTTGTTACTCGACCGAGTAGGCCGAGTGTGTCGTACCTAGGGAAGTCCCACTTCCACCAGTCGTCCCATTGGGTGTGAGGGTTGTAGGGATTGTCCTTGGTACTGAGTAGGAAGTTGGTGTCACTCATGCGCCTACTCCACTCAGTCCAGCCCTGAGGGTGGACACCGAGATGCCGAGCTGGTCGGCTACGTCAGCCAGTGAGTACCTGTCACCACGAAGGAGGAGCATGGCTCTGTTCTTCATAGTGGCATCCATTACCGGCTTGTCTCGGGGTGTGGCCAGTTCCTTGATCTTCTCCACGTCGGTGTTGTCGAGGATCTTCTCCAGCATGGTCTTGCTGATAGCACCAGCCTGGATAGCTTGCCACTCTGTCGGCGTGATGTCGATCTTGTCCTTGCCTGCACCTACCTGATCACGTGCGTTGGCAAGAGCCTTGGACTTGACCTTCTTGATCTCAGCATCGTCCATGTCTGGATTCGCCTTGATCTTACGGTTGTACACTACGTTGGCCAAGACCTGTGCCTGTCGCTCACGGGGGGCGTTCATAAGCGCTTCCCCAAGCTTGGCGTTTAGCATCTTGACTTCAGCAGCGAACTCTCTGTTCGCCGAGGGAGAATACTCGAAGTCCTTGATACCAAGGAACTCACGCCTTGCCTGGTTGGCAAGGGCCTTGAGGCTGTTCGAGTGATCGGCATAGACGCGTTCGATCCGTGTGTTC